CGGAACTTGCGTGCCAAGCACAACCAACCAGGCATCGAACCGGGCATCACTGACCGCAAGGTGCTGAACCAGGCCTACCGTCCGCGTTTGTTGGAAAGCATTGCTGGTTCGTACGTACTAGGCGCAACCTTTTCCACGAAGACCGAGCCTTAGAGATTTTGTACGAATCTGGCTCTTGGATCCGCCTCGGCCGCAGTGTCCGTATAGATTAAAGGTCAACTATGACTAAACAACAGCAACCTCCATCAGTGTCGATTTCTGCTGGTTCGGATATTGTGTTTCACCAAACCCACCTGTACGCAGCTCTGAAGATCCTCAACCACGATCAGTTTGAACTGAGTCCCGCTGCTGGTGTGGTTGCAGAACAGGCACTGCAAACAGATCAGAATCGCCACGATCCAGACAGCTTGAGGAAGTTGTCGAAATCTGCAATTGGTAAGTCTTTCTACCTATCTACGGCTAGGTCCAAGGTCGGTGCGTTTGCCCGTTCTAAAGCTCGGCCTGGATCGGTTAGCTTGAAGCTAAACGGCGCTGCTCTTGGACGCAAGTACAAAATCCGACCTGTTGACTATTGGGGTTCTTTGACCTTAGGTTCCGTGTCGATGCGGGACAAGCGCAACGAGCAAGAAGATCGCCTGTTTAGCCCGACCTCAACTGTACCAAAAGCTAGACGGTACATCATGGACGTGCATGTGTGGGCACCTGATTTTGGTTCTCCCTAAGCAGATTCACGGCGCCTGTTCGACCTGTATGTGCTGTACAAGAAGTTCAAAATTCCGCTCTACGCGTATGACACCCGCGAAAACTTTTTGCTGCAAGCCCGTAAAAACGCAATCAAGCTCGATTACAGGTCAGGCGTACCGGACAAACTGGAACCCGAGAGGCAGCGTCCTAAGCGGCGTTCTGACTTGTCTCCATACCTTGAACTGTTTACCTCTCCGGTGAGCCGTCGAAACGCTCTCAGCAAGGACGCAGATTACACACTGAGAACCCTGGACTACTCAGATGGCTTAGCGGTATTCCAGGCAGCGCTGCACAACGCCAAATCGTTGGAAGCTGGGCACCACACCAAAGGTCGCGAAGCTCTGGTCAAGTTGGTCGGCATCATGAACAACCTACGCCTGACGCCTGCCGGCTTCATTCACCATCTGACTTCCAAGTGGAAATAACTTTAGGGTACCTACAATGAAACATCTTTACGAAACCGAACGGCACCTGTCTCTGAATCACGCTCTTACTTCCGGTTCAAAATCTGGTATGTTTGAGTCTAGCTGGAGCACCAAGCCCGGTTCAGACAACGCCAGCCCGCTAATGTCCAGCGAGAGCTTTGGCTACGGCGTGCAGGAACAGGCCTACGACGTTCACGCAAACAAACCAGATTGCAAGGAAATCGTCTTGGACGAACGGCACTCTGGTTCTGGTACGGTCGAACGCGTGTCTGACGCAAACATCTGGCTGCCTCATGCTGCTGAGGTCTACAACCTTAGCCGCAACATCGAAGACTACGTGCTGGTTCCCGTGCCAGGCATGTTTTCTTCCATCCCAAACACAAACGGGGATTCGGTTACGCTGAACGAACTCCTGCGGTTCAATCCGTACCACGGCCAACAGTCCTACAAGATTTGGAAGGGACAGCCGACGTTTGTTGAACACGACAACAAGGACTACACGCAGGCCAAGGGCGTTATCCTTGACGCTTTCTTGCGTCCTCTGAAACGGTTCGGCGGCGGTAAGTATTACAAGTTGGTGCTGCTGCATGCCTTTGACCGCAGCAAAGATCCAATGCTGGTCAACCGCATTTTGACGCGCCAAGTGAACTCGTACTCCGTGGGTTTTTATTTCAAGTCCTACAAGTGTTCTATCTGCGGCCTTCATGTGACTGAAAATTCCCACTCGATGTGCAACCACACGGCGCCCAAGAAGAAAACCTACGTGCATTCTTCTGGCAACCTGGCGTACCGTAGCTGTTTTGACATCAAGCCTTTCGAGTCTTCTTCAGTCGGCGTGCCGGCCTTCATTACTGCCATCAGCGACCACGTGATGGACCCTTTGAAGGTCTAGCAATGAAAATCCACATTTCTACCAGCGCTTCAGGTTTAAGGCTTACAGCGCGCCTTTTAGAGCAGACCTTGACCCATACCTTCCACGCTGGAGCCCAACGCGTATCTACAATCAAAGGCCAAGAAATCAGCTGGAACTACATCGGTCGGTCTGCTGAAGGCAAAGCAATAGTAGTCACCAACAAAAACGACGCTGTTGGCATTGCGTGCAAAGACAAATACTATCCATTGTAAGGCTTCTTCAAATGAAAAATCTCAGCCCTAATCGAATTCAAGTGTCCTTGTCCAAACCCGAACTGGTCCTGAATCCGTACACAGGAACCAGCGGTGTTTATTCTGCTGTTGTTCCAGACGCCAGCGGCTTGAACCAGTTGGAATTCCTGTGCAAAAAGCTCGGCGTTAAGTTTCACCCAGACGAAACCCATTGCACTGTGGTTTACAGCAAAGAAGCAGTGCTGGCGGATCCAGCCACTGCTGAACCTGTGGCCGGCAAGGCTTTTTGGTACTGCTTGACCCACATTGAACACTGGAAAGGCCACGACGGCAAGACTTACATTGTGGCCGGTGTGTGCAGTCCTGCGGTCGTCATGGAGCACGCCCGTCTTCGGCGCCTTGGGGCTAAACACTCTTTCACTCCTTTCAAGGCACACATTACCTTGAGTTCGGACGCTGAAGTCACACCAGAAGTGCAAGCCAAGATTGATGAGTTGAATCTGGAATTGGCTCAGGCCCCAGGCTCTGCATCTTTTATCAATCAAAAAATCGTTGACGTAAAGAAAGACTGACCTGCTATGCGAATTTATTTATCTCTGTCTGCTGACCAGTCCGATCCGACACCAATTGATTTTGAAGCTGTGGGTTTCGATCATGCGAAACAGGTCGGCCTTGACCCACATTCGATTATTGAAATCGAACCCGGTGTTTCTTTGATGGTTTTTGACGCTGAAACCTCAGCGCCGACCCGTGTCCAAGATACCGATTTGGAAAATTCGTTGAAAAAAGTCGGTATTAAATTCGAGCGGTACCGCAAAGACTATTTAGGTCTAGGCCCACAGGCCGCTTATTACAAAATGTCAGTAAACTGACTTTTGCAAGTTTGCTGTTTTTCTGAAGATGTTAATTTCAGACTAGCAGAATTAGACTTGATTTAATTGTTTGATTTTGTGTTCTCGATTTCAACCCAAGGAGAGACGTATCCATGAAAAATATCCCCTTCAACGGGATACTGGCAGTGGGCGACACTCAACGGCAAGCAACGGATAATTACCGGCGGCTGGCGTTGGGACAAGACGTTGCCGCTTTTCGAGACGAGGGTGGCTCGCTGTCCTTTATCTCGAATTCCAGTTCCGCCCCGAACGTGATGTTCAATCCGAAAACCGGCGATGTTGATGTTGTCCGTGATGACTCCATCATTTCGCAGGTTTCTTTTGCGTCGGAATCCTCCGATGAAGAAGTTTATCCCCACCACGCTGTCTGTTCTGACGGCTGCGGCAAACATGTCGTTTACGACAGCGTGAGTTCTGTGCAATTCTGTCCGATGTGCACTTGTTCTCTTGCGCCCGCATCCGAGTCAGGTGAAGACTGCACTGACGATGATGGAAACCAAATGAACGACGAATCTGAACTCGAATCCGAATCGGCTGCTGAAGACGAAGCTATGGAGCTTCTCGACGGCATCGAAGACGATGAAGACGCCGCTGAAGGTGAAGGTGAAGACCTCGAATCTGAATCGGCTGATGACGAAGAAGATGACGAAGATGACGGCGGCGAAGACCCAGAAGAAGAACCCGAGGACGACACAGACGACGACCTCAGTGATCTTGACGACGAAGACGACGAAGACGACGGCGAAGAAGATGACGGTGAAACGTCGGAATCGTCAGACGGCGACGGCGTCGTTTGCGCTTCTGCATCCAAAGCCAGCGCCATCAAGATGTTCTTGAAGGAATCGAACACTTCCCTGTCGGCTGACCAAACCGTTGGTGTTGAATACGTCGTGTGTTCTTCTGATTCCTGCGGTGCTCACATCGTCCACAACACTGCATCCCTGACGGCGTGTCCTGTGTGCCTGTCTTCGGTTGAAGAACCTGAAGGCGAACTCGACGGTGAACTCGACTTGGACGCCGAAGACGAAGGTCACGATTTCGACATGGAAGACGACGACCTCGAATCTGAATCGGCCGATGGCGGTGATGACGACGAAGACGACCTCAGTGACCTTGACCTGGACGACGGCGAGGAAGATGAGGATTCCGAAGACGACGAAGACGCCGCTGATACCGACGGTGACTCTCCCTCAGAAAGCTCTGATTCCATGACAACCAAAACTGCTGTTTCCTTCTCGCGCGCAGGTGCCCAGGCACGCTACGTTCAGATCAACGGCCTCGGCTCCAGCCTGTCGGCGGACGCTACGGTCGAAGCTGAATACGTCGTGTGTTCTTCTGATTCCTGCGGTGCTCACATCGTGTCAAAATCTCGTGCTGAATTCTGCCCGGTCTGCGCTTCTGAAACCGTCGATCCTGATACTTCTGAAGACGAATCTTCGGTTACCGAAGAAAAGCCTGAAGAGGAAGTGGAAACCACTGGTGCTGACAAGGCTGCCGAAATCATGGGCAACCTCGGCGCTGAAGAAAAGCCAGAAGAGCCTGAAACCAAGCCGGAAGCAGATGAGCCTGCGGCCGCTGAAGGTGACGCTCCTGATGCCGGCGCTGAAGAAAAGTCCGAGGAAGACGAAATGGACGCATCTGAATCCACTGACATTGACGCTTTGGCTCTGGTTGACGATTCGCAACCCGACGCTGCTGCCAAGCTCGACGTGTCTTACAGCTCAAACGTGGCTGGCGCTTCTGCCTGGACTGCTTTCTACGAAGGCAAGCCTGTTGCAATGGCCCGTGTTGCGGATGCTGGCAAGAACGCCGACCTGTTTGACAAGCCCGCCTTTGGCCAAGCTGCTCTGTCGGCTGCCCGTCAAATCGGCGTGAAGACTGTCCTGCGCGACCTCGGCTTCAAGCCTCTGGTTCACTCAGTTCCTGTAACCACTTCGCTGTCCAAGATGGTGGAAGAGCGCGTGGCCGCCGAACGCGAAAGCCTCAGCGCAACAGCCAAGCAACACTCTGAGCGTTTCCAGGCCGCCCTTGCTACCGCAGCAATCGGTATCAACCGTGGTTTCTTCAAGGGCGTCGCAAACCCCCTGAAGTCGGCACTGTGCTCGGCTATGGCTGACGCTGGTATGCGCAATCCTGAAGCTCTGGTCGATTCGGTTTTCAGCCGCAATTTCGAACAGTTCTCGAAGATCGCCCACGCCAAGGCTGAAGAAATTCTGCAACGCCCGCCTGAAGTTCAGGAGAGCCTTGCGTCCGCAGTTCTCGACGTTTGCTACAAATCAGAATCGTCTTCTCAAGACGGCGCTGATCTGGAATCCAAGCTGTCGAGCATCGGCGTATCTGTGTCCTCGGGCGCAGGCGCTATTCAAAACAACAACAAGCAACAACCGGTGGTGACCGCCGGTCCTCAAGTGTCTACGTCGAGTTCTTTCGATGAAGACCTGTCACTGGCTCTCGGCACCCTTGGCGCCACTCGCCGTTAATCGTTTCCCTTCCCATCTACTGGAGTATTCAACATGCTGCAACTTCGTGAAACCCGCATCATCCGTTCCCTGCCCGAGCGCGTCGCTCCTGGCGTGGTCATCCCTGAAGAAGGTATCCCTCTGTCGTACGTCAAGGTCGACGGTGAAACCTGCGTGCAACCTTGCACCGGCGCTGCTGACGAAATCTTCGCCGGCGTGAGCCTGAGCCGCAATTCGCCTCCAGCTGCTCTGCCAATGGTGGTCAAGTTTGCCTACGGCAGCGGCAGTGGCAAGTTCCCCCGCGCTCCGATCGACGGCCAACTGATGGTCAAAAACGTGGCCGACGGTTCGACTCGCGCTGTGGTGGCTGCTGCTCCCGCTGCTGGTGAAATCCAGGTTGACGCGCAAGGCAACTACGCTCTCAACGTGGCTGACGCCGGTGCAAACTTCACCGCCCAGTTCCACTACATTCCTTCGGTCGTGGAAGCCCAATCCATCGTCGGTGACGCTCCTATCGGCGGCTTGCCTTCGACGGCTCTCGGCGAAATCGGTGCTCTGAAGCAAGCTACCATCAGCACCAACTTCTTCGACGCTTCGGTCGACTGGTCCACCGCAATGTACGTTGCTCTGGCCAACGGCATGTTCACGGTTGGTTCCGCTGCTGATCACGTGCCCAACGTGGTGGTGCGCAACGCTCCTTCCGCTGACAACGCCTTCCTGACCCTCAGCATCAACGTCGCCTAATCCAGGCTGACAGTCCCGGTTAACCTTTCCGAAATTTACCTCTGGAGCACATACAATGAAAGCCTCTCAATTTGCCGGCGCTACTGCCGTCCTCCGCAATGGCGATCCGATCGAAGAACTGCGACTTGGCGGTCAACTGGCTTTGAGTTCGTCTACCGGCGAAATCAACGCCCACGACAAGAAGGAACTGGTCCACCGCATCAGCCAGCTGCTGGGTGCTACTGAATCCGGTGACATCCGCACTGGCAGCGTGTCGGTTTCCAGCGCCCAAGTGCAAGCCAAGCGCCGCGAAGTGCTGGCAGCCGCATACGCTGACAACAGCAAGTGGGTGTCGCTGGGTGCAAACATGGCCATGCAAGTCGAGCAGCAACGCAACCGTGACGGCATCATGCGTCGCGTTTCTGTTGGTTCGACCCTGGGCCAAGGCGAAATCGCTCGCGTCAACATGAAGACCTGGGACGCAGTGGCAATGGTTGCTACTTCGTCGGTGGACGTGGCTCCCCAGCTGGTTCGCAGCAAGCGCTTCTTCCCCGCTGAATTCGAGATCACTGCAAACCTCCGCGTTGAGCAGATCGAAATCGAACAGGTGTCGAACGACGTGCTGGACCATGCCTACAACGAAGGCCTGGACGCAACCATGGTTGCAGAAGACCGTCTGTGGAAGAAGGCAGCTGACGCTACGGTCGGCGTGGTGAATCCTCTGGAATACATCACTGGCCAACTGACGCCCCGCACCCTGGCCGCCATCCGCGACAGCGTGACCGACTGGAACCTGCCTGCACGCAGCGCCATCATCGCCAACGACTACTGGAAGGACATTATCGGCAACGCTGAATTCAGCGCGCTGTTTGATCCCATCAGCAAGTACGACCTGGTCATGAACGGTCACCTGGGCACCTTGGTCGGCCTCGAGCTGATCACCGACGGCTTCCGTCAGCACAACCAACGCGTTCTGCAGCGCGGTGAACTCTACGTGGTGGCCGATCCCGAGTACCACGCAGCCTACACCGATCGTGGCGGCATCCGTTCGACCCCGACCAGCGGCGCTGACCAAGGCAACACCAGCAAGGGCTGGCTGCTGAGCGAAATCCTTTCGTTCGTCTTGGCCAACCCCCGCTCGGTTTCCAAGGGCAAGCGGTTCTAGTCAGTAAGACTTTGAGAGCTTCGGCTCTCGAGGTTGTCTGTCAATGAGAAAGCTGGGAGTATCTTCGGGTACTCTCAGTTTTCTTTGTCTGCTAAGAACTTCTAAGCAAATCAACACACCTCAGATTTACTTAGGTGCTCTTTTTACAAGGAGAAACCTTCAAATGAAAATCGCTCGCGACCTCTTAATCATGGCAGCAACTGCACAACGCGCAGGCAACGACCAGCAAGCCAGTAAACTTCTAGGACTGTGTGTGAACCATCCAGACTTCAACGCTCTGTCTAGCTACATCATGGCATGCGACGCCTCTGCTGTGACTTCTCCTTTCGCTCCGATGGGTGGCAACTCATTTTACGGTAAGCGACCCGATCAGCAAAATCAGGACAGCACGACGTTCACGGTCAAGCTCGCTGACCAGCTAGGTGAAGTGAACCTTCACTTGTCCTAGATATAGTCCTGCAAGGTAGTTCCGGTCGCCTTCTCGCCTATTGGAACCTGAGACTTATACGGATTCTTGACCGAATACCAACAAGGCGAGTTTAACGACTCGCCTTTTCTTGTTTGTAGGACTGCTCATGCCTCTAGACACCCCAACCCTGATAGAAGACCTAAGGCGGGACAACCTGCTAAACATAAGCCTCAAAGCACTGACGTCGGTCATCAGCCGTGAGGTCGGTCTGAAAAACATGTCTGTGACCATGAGCGATGAGTTCAAACAAGAGCTGCTCCGATCTGGATCCGAGAATCACCTTGGTACAGATACAGAACAGTTGCAGGTCAAGTATCCGTTTGGTTACTTCTTGGTCTCAGAACTTGCTCCAAACAAAGAACGTGTACCCTTCAAAAACGTACGCAAGCACGGGTGGTCTATGGGCACGGTAGACGTGACGGCCTCTACGTCCCAAAAAGCGTACCTGTTTCCTGTGATCTTATCTTTGGAGCTGCACTACTTTGAGTCCAGTCCAACTGAGGCGCTGCTGATTTCACAGGCACTGGCGTTGCTCACAGGATCAAGCTCCTTCAACTTCGACATTACTCTAGGCAAGGGCGGTATCAAGTACAGCAACAAGATCGGCTTCATTGATGGAGTGTCGATCCCGCTCGCTGAAACCAATTCACCAAATGCACCCGGTGGGATCGAGATCACGTTGCCGCTGGTGTTTGAGACCTACACTGGCTTCGTGCGTGATGTTGCAGCCGTGAATTCAAGCACTCCCACAGTGACCGCATTCTCTGTGACTGTAGGGAACGATAGGAACCGAGTAGTGTACTCAGACGAAATTAGGGCCGCTCCATGACAATCCTGAAACGACTACCCATAAACAAAACCATTGTTCTGTCAATGGACACGCATGTCGTAGACCCGGTAACGAAATCGCGTAGCCTAAAAGCGAGCCACGCAGTTCCGGTTTACGACACCGACGTGTACACGTTGACTGATGTGGTGCTGTCGGACACTACGCCTCACGTAATTAACGACGTGAAAAAGGCAATCATTCTTTCGTCTATTGGTCCGTTCCGGGCAGACATTACTTACGGTGGAGTGACGTTGGCTGGCCTGCACTGCGCAGGGGTGTTTACGTTTTTCGGCCCTTTGGATAGAGTGGCCCTGTATTTAGACGCACGAACGGACCCCACAAAGCCGGCTCCGCGTCTGCGCCTGTCCTGTCAATACGTGTAAACGTACGGGCACTTCATTTCATGCGACTTTCTAATTTCACAGTGTAAGAGATACACAACGGAGATTGATATGGCAAAACATTCATCTGCCGGCGTTTACGTCAAAGAATATGACCTCAGTCAAACAGTACGCGCTGCAACCCTTTCGATTGGTGCAATTGTCGGGTCTTCCCGAAAAGGCCCGGTAAATCAACGCACGTTGATCACCAGCACCAAGCAATTTTTGCAGACGTTTGGCAAGCCCAACGCATCTGCCTTGCCGCCGCAAAACGGAGGCTTGTACAACACCGGTGCACACTTCATGCACTACGCTGCTCTGGAGTTCTTGAATGAATCCAGCCAGTTGTATGTGACGCGAGTTGCGCCTGAAGCACGTACTGGTGGCCTACGGGTCTACTACGACGGTAACTTCAACCACGCTGAATCGTGGGCCAGCGGCACTGAGTTTCCTGCTGAAGAGCCTTTCGGCTCGCAAGACCTGTTTCACGTCTACGGCGTAGACCCAGGTGTGTGGAACGACGGCATTTCTGTTCAGTTTTTGCCCAACGTGTACCAAGACGACAGTTCGTTCTACGTGCTAGTCTTCTCGGGCCTTCGCGGTGTTGCGGTTGAATCCTTCTTGGTCACCCTCTACGACAGCATCGACGGTTTCGGTCGCCAGACCAACATCGAGGACGTTATCAACAACGGCTCGCAGTACATTCGCGTTTCGCAGAACCGCAATCACGCCGATTTCATTGCCAATCCAAAGCGCAACCTCATGAACTCTGTGGTTGCCGGCACCGGCTCCACGATGGGTGTTCCTCTGGTTGGCGGCTCAGACGGCGTGCAACCTACGTTTGGTGATATCATCAACGCCTGGACTCTGTACGAGGATCCAGAAGTTGTTGACATCAACATGCTGATTAACGGTGGCTACTCCGTTCCGCCAATCCAGCAGGCAATGGTGTCCCTGGCAGAAGACCGTATGGACTGTGTTGCGATTCTGGACATGCCTTCTCACGCACAGACCGTCCAGGGCGCTATGGACTACCGCCGGAACTTGCTCAACATCGACAGTTCGTATGCTGCTCTGTACAGCCCGGACTACTTGATCCACGACAAGTACAACGATATCCAACTGTACGTGCCTCCCTCTGGCCACGTGGCAGCCGCATACGCGCACACTGACAACAACTACAACGTGTGGTTTGCCCCAGCTGGTATGAGTCGCGGTAACCTGTTGATCGACGGCGTGCGCCACGAATACAACTTGGGTGATCGTGATGCTCTGGTTGAATCGCAGATCAATCCGACTCGCGTGTTTGAAGGCCGCGGTATCAAGATTTGGGGTGCTGATACACTCCAGTCCATGCAGAGTTCTTTGAGCAACGTGTCGGTTCGCCGCCTCATGATCTTCCTTGAGAAGTCTTTGGCCGAAGCTGCACTGTACTCAGTGTTTGACCCCAACGACGAAATCTTGCGCGCTTTCCTCGTAGACCTGTGTGAACGCTTCCTGCGCCCCATCAAGGACGCACGTGGTATCTACTGGTTCGGCGTGAAGTGCGACGAAGAAAACAACCCGCCAGAGTCGATTGCCAACGGCGACGTTATTCTGGACGTGTACATCGACCCGTCGATTCCAGTCAAGCGCATCCATCTGACTGCAATTGTGAACCGCACTGGTAGCCGTGTAATCGGCACAGCCCGTAACAACGGCTAACTGTTCAAAATCAAGGAGAACTTTCAATGAAAACTCAAGTGTCTACATCGGCCAAGAAGGCAGCTGAACCTTCGGTCGCTGAAGCGAAGAAGATCCTGCAGCAGCACGAACGAGCCAAGGCCAAAGAACGCGAAGCGAAGGCCAAAGAGTACCGAGCCCAGCTTGAAGGCGTGCAGGACCAGATCAACGAACTCGCAAACGCCAAAACCAAAGAACTTGGTACTCTGGCAGCCGAGAAGAAAAAGTTGGCTCAGGCAGCTGCCAAGATTGTCGGCAAGTACGACGGCAAGATCGATAAGCTGCAAGAAAAAATGCGCAACATTCGTGCTAAGGCCGATGCTGCTTTGGGCATCAAGCCCAAGAAAATTCTTACCAAGTGAGGTGACCGATGGCTAAACCAAATATTGGCTCCATCATCGCGGCCGTTGTGGACCCGATGTTGAGCGACAACTACCAACTGGCATTCGGTTCGGTTCCCTCTGGTGGCAACACGATGCCGCTGTTGATGCTGTGCCAACAGGCTACCAAGCCAGGCATGACAATCGAACCTGTTGACGTTGTGCTGTTCGGTCACCAGATTGAGTTCGGCGGTCGCCTGACTTACACTCACGATCTGTCAGTGACCTACGTCGAAAATCGCCTGAACCAAATTTCCAACACGTTGGAAGACTGGGCTGAGATGATTCGTGACCACGAAACTCAGCACGGTGCGTACAAGGCTCAATACCAAACCAACGCACGTCTGACGATTTTCGACCAAGCTGGCGCAGTGACTGCGATCTACAAGATCGTCAACTGCTGGCCCTCGGCTGTTCCTGAAATTCAGTTCGACGGTACCGGCGCAAACCTGATTACCATGCAGGTTACGTTCAAGTACGATTACGTTGAACGTGAAGGATGACCTGAAAGGTCGCGCGGGCTGTCTCTGTAGTCGTATGGAGACAGCCCGTCTCTGTTTTAAGGTGCACAACAATGTCACGAACCGCAATCGGCGTTTTGATGCAACGCGGCGAAATCCAGCACAACTGGAAATGGGTGTATGCAGATGCCAGTCTTCCGTTCGGCCTGCCGTACGAATACGTTGAAGGTTGCAGCCTGAGTTTCAACAACCTGTCAGCGAACCAAATTCACGTAAACGCAGGCTTCTTGATGATGCCTGGGACCCACACTGTTGCTCCGATCTCTGTCACGTTTGCAGAATCTGGCACCGGCATAGTAACAAAGTGGATCGAAAGCTGGAAGGCTAAGGTCAAGGACTTCAAGTCGGGCCTGTACGGCGGCCAGTCCGACTACAAACGTGACATGAAGTTTTCTCTCCTTGACACTATGGGGAATGCCCACACTACACTTCGCTACATCGGATGCTTTCCCCTTGAAACTGGAAATCTCGATCTTGAATACTCAGAGTCAGGTCGCGTCAGCATAAGTCAACCGTTCTCAGTAGACGACATGGAAGTCGTTTGAGTCCACCAATATCAATATCAATCCAACGGAGAATAATATGAAACTCAGCCAAGAAAACTACGACAAGATCATGATGGACCCGCGTTACTTGGATATCGGAGGCTTGCCTTCGAACTTCAAGGGCTACGAGTTCAAAAACATCTTGATTCGCCCGTTTGGTATCAACGAACTCAAGCTGATCTCCCGTGCAGCCAGCCTGAAAGAACCGCAACACGTCATTCGGGCCATCGACCTGACCATCAGCCAAGACGTGAATGAACTCACAGTTGGCGACTACTACTACATGTTGATGTGGCACAAGCTGCACAGCTACACCAAAACGCCCTTGATCGTTGAGTGGCCGTGCCCAATGGAAGTGTGGCATCGAAAACGTGATGGCCTGGTTCAGTTGGTGCCACCTACGGCAGAACAAGAGGCAGAGGCTGCCAAGTCAGAAGCAATCGAAGACAAGTTTGTCCTAGAAGATTGCAATACTGTCAACAGCGAACCTATTTCCATGGTAAACGTGGAGATTGTGTCGTTGGAAGATGACTTCGTGTTGCCTGAGGGTCTGGATTTCCCTCGCGTCGGAACCATGCTTGAGGTCGATGAACTCATGCAGGACCCTGACATGCAGTTCCTTGTTCCCGCGTTGCAGTGGATGCCAGGCAACTCTATGGTCGAGAAGATGAAGCAGTTTGAGGACGCTCCTGATCTCGATCTGTTCCAGCGCGCCAACAAAGCGAACCAAGAAATCGTGCATGGTGTCAAGCAGACGACTACGTTGACTTGCCGCCGCTGCCACTCGCGTCACCCATATACGATCAAACTTGATCCGCTGTCTTTTTTTCTGTGATCCCCGAGACTCGATTGCTTGAGATGCAAGCCGAGATGTTGATAGGGGTCAAGCAGCCGATCGACGACAATCTCAGCAGCCAGAGCTTTTTGTTTGCCTACTCCTACTACAACAAACAGCTGGAAGAAGAGGCAAACCGAAGGCGCAATAGAGCATCAATGGCAAAAGGAAAGAAAGGTAGGTAGTCATGGATGAGTCGTACCTCAAACAATACGTACGCCAGCAGCGTGAAAAGCGCACTGGTTCACCGGCAAAAATCGCTCCTGTGTCTGGCATGAGGTCAGGGGTACGTAGCACTCAACCAGCTCCTACCAATCGGGATTCGGGTTCTGACTCGGGGCAGAATCCTAAAATAGAGCACAGTCAATTGGCTGAAGGCCGCTTTGCTCGGGCTGACGTGCAACGTGGCATTGATGCTCAGAAGTCGGTGCAAGCCACCCGTGAATCAGGTGGCCGAGTAGTTGGCGCCGTCAAAAACCAGGGTGAAGAGGTTGTCGGATCCATCAGGCTGCTAGGCGTCAAGCTGACAACAGCTTTGGAAGAAAACAACTCCAAGCTGCTCCGCTCCATTGACAGGCTAGCCAATGCTGTTCGATTCAACGGCGGTGGGGGCGGCGGCCTGTTTGACGGTCCTGATCGTAGAGGCCCCGGGGGCAAAGGCAAGCCCAGCAAATGGATGACCGGCCTAAAGATAGCACGTGGGGCACTTGCAGGTGGAGTCCTGGGCCGCTATGCAGGTGCTGCTGGTGCTCGTGCTTTAGGCTTCGACGAGGATACAGCAGAGACTGCGGGCACTGTAGGGTCTGTTGCCGGCTCGGTTCTAGGTGGCGTGGTCATGACCGAAGGCGGGCGTAAAGGTGTAGCCCGTGCGGGTCAAGCAATCGTCCGGAACCCAGGAGCTGCTGGTGCTGTGGTCGCAGGCGGCTACGCAGCATACCAAGGTGCCAAAAACGTATCTACTTTGACGGATTCCGGGGCAGATACCGTTGATCGCATCCGTGCTGGTTCGCATTTGGCTCTCAGCGGGGTAGGGGGTTTTATCGGCAGCCGTTTTGGTGGCGCACAAGGCGCTGCTTATGGAGCTGCTGCTGGTGATTTTGTGGCGGATGCTGCTGAGTCCTTAGGATCAGTACTGAATGATGCTATTTCTGGTACTACAATAGGCGATGCGATCCAAACCGGAATCGGTACTGGTATTGACGCGCTGCTGTCTCCGTTTTCGGCTGATGCACGAGACCGTTTGGGTAAAACCTTCGGCTCAGTTGCAGATAGCGCCTCGGCCGCTGCCGCTGGCGTTGTCGGCTCAGTTAGTGCCTTTGGTCGTCAAGCAGCCGACGTTTACGATTCAGCAGTTTCCCGAGTAGGTGGCCTGACGGTCGGTGCAGGCGAAGCTGTCATGGCAGCGGTGGGAGCAGGATCTCAATTGTTCTCTGAGGGACTTGCTTCTTCGGCTGTCTTGTTCCAAGAAGGCATCACCTCATCGTTGACGCCTGCTATCACAGCAGCTGCTGGAATGATTTCCAGTTCGGTTGTGAATTTTCAAAATTGGTACGCTGGTTTCGGGGACACCTTTGACCAATTGGCCTCCGATCTTGGCCGGAATTTTGACGAGTTCGCAGACGGTGCCTCAATGCTCGCGCGCTCTACATGGGCCGGGTTGAAGGCAGGCGCAGGCAAAGTCGAGCAGGCTGCCAAAGAAGGCTACAACAACGCACAGCCAAAGCCTGCCGCTGCTGCCGCCGCACCTGCTGTTAAGCAAGGCGTCTTAGACAAAGCTGCAAACGTGGCCCGCGGGGTTGCGGGAGCGGTAGTGTCCGGCGCAGCGGCTGTTCCGGGTGCTGCTGCTGAAGTGAAACGAGTAGCTGCTCCTGGCGTTCAGGCCGGCCTGACCCAGATGAAAAGTGGCGTTGCTGGCGGCGTCGGTTCTATTGCAGAATTCTTTGAATCTGGCGGCCGCGGCGTTAATACCATTTCTACTGGCAAAGGTGACCACGGAGGCGTGTCTTACGGCAAGCACCAACTAGCTTCCAAGAACGGCAGCATGGCTACCTTCTTGAAATCCAAAGAAGCTGCTCAGTTTTCCTCGCAGTTTGCGGGCCTGACACCGGGCTCTAAGGAGTTCAACGACGCGTATGCTAAACTGGCATCAGGTGAGAATTCTTCAGATTTTGCTAAGGCTCAGAAGCAATACATCGACCGGACGCACTTCGAGCCTACGAAGAACAACGTAACCAAGTCTACCGGAATCGACATTGCCAATAGGTCTAAGGCACTGAATGAAGCTGTGTACTCAACCTCAGTTCAGTACGGGGCTGGCGGCGGCTCTAGTCTGTTGAAGAAAGCGTGGAAAGACCTCG